GGTTAAAGATATGGCGACAAGAAAAGAAAAGACGAAAGAACAGCGTATTAAGTCGGAAAAGACCAGACTACGGGGGATTTTCAAAGACTTAGACGAAAACAAAAAGAAGTTAGTAACGCCGCTGATAGAAAAGGCTGCATTTATGAGTATAGAGCTTGACGACTTGCAGGCGCAGATCGAGCAGGACGGCTGGACGAGCGAATACAAAAACGGAGAGAACCAGTACGGGACAAAGAAAAGCCCAGAGGCAGAGACGTACATAGCCCTAAGCAAGAATTATGCAGCGATCATAAAGCAGCTGACAGAGTTAGTACCAGCTGCAAAAAGAAAAGGCAGCAGGTTAGATGCGCTGCGGAAAGAATAGGCAGAATTGCCCTATAGAAATTATATCTACGAGTATCACGCTAAGATAACCAGCGGCGAGATTGTAGCGGGTAAGTGGATAAAGGCAATTTATAAAATCATTGTGGACGGGCTGGAAAAGCAGGAGTATTTTTTTAACGCAAAGGCGGCAAACAAGGCTATAAAGTTCATAGAGAATTTTTGCCACCACAGCAAAGGACGCAATGACTTATTAAAGCTGGAACTATGGCAAAAGGCTATAATTTCAACTATTTTTGGCATACAGGACGCAGAAAATGTAAGGGTTTTTCGTGAAATTTTCATAGTTGTTGGAAGAAAAAACGGAAAGAGTTTATTTGCCTCTGCGATAATTGCATATATGGCATTTTTAGAGCCGGAGTACGGGCAGGAAATATACTGCTTAGCGCCTAAATTAGATCAAGCGGCGCTTGTGTACGACGGCTTTTATAAAATGGTACTGGCAGAGCCAGAGCTGGAAGAGCTGCACAAAAAGCGGCGCAGCGATATTTACATTGAGGAAAGCAACACCTTTGTTAAGCCGATCGCTTTTAACGCAAAGAAATCTGACGGTTTTAACCCGCAGCTGGTAGTATGTGACGAAATGGCAGCGTGGAGCGGCGACGCAGGACTTAAGCAGTATGAGGTTATGAAATCTGCATTAGGCGCACGCAAGCAGCCTATGATTTTGAGCATAAGCACAGCCGGATATATCAACGACAGCATATATGATGAGCTTATGAAACGTAGTACCAGCTTTTTGAAAGGCAACAGCAAAGAGCGCAGGCTTTTACCATTCCTTTACATGATAGACGACGTAGAGAAGTGGAACGACCTAACAGAGCTGAAAAAAGCTAACCCGAACATGGGCGTATCCGTGCAAGAGAGTTTCTTTATAGACGAGATAGCCGTAGCAGAGGGCAGCTTAAGCAAAAAGGGCGAATTTTTAACAAAGTACTGCAACATAAAACAGAATAGTTCTATTGCATGGCTTGAATATGCAACAGTAGACAAAGCGGGCGTAGCAAAGACCTTAGAGGACTTTAGGGACTGCTACGCAGTAGGCGGCATTGATCTAAGCCAGACTACAGACTTAACGGCAGCAAGCGTGGTTATAGAAAAGAGCGGCAAGCTGTACGCATTTACACAATTCTTTATGCCACGAAACAGAATAGAAACGCTGCAAGCGACAGACGGCGTGCCATATGACATATTTGTTAAAAAGGGACTGATAACGCCAAGCGGCGAAAACTACGTAGACTATCACGACGTTTACGCATGGTTTACTATGCTGCTGGAAGTGTACGGAATACGCCCGCTGAAAATCGGATATGACCGATACAGCGCCCAGTACCTTGTAAACGATATGAAAAACTACGGTTTCCACATGGACGACGTTTATCAAGGGGAGAACCTCACGCCAGTAATAAGGGAGTTCGAGGGTATCATAAAAGACGGCAATTTCAAGATTGCAGATAACAATTTACTAAAGACACATTTCTTGAATGTTGCGCTTAAACACAACATGGAAACAAGAAAATTCAGACCGATTAAGATAGAGCAGCGGGCGCATATAGACGGCTTTGTATCCGTCATAGACGCTATGACGGTTAGACAGAAATACTGGGAAGAGTGCGGGGAGCTGCTAAAGAACGCCGCATAGAAAGGAGAGTGGACGGTATCAAATTCTTAGATTATCTTTTTCATGGTAAAGAGCTGCGTTATATCGACAGCTATTTTAAGATGCTGAACGGGTACAGCCCGACGTTTACCAGCTATAACGGCGGCGTTTATGAAATGGACTTAACCCGCACGGCAGTAAACAGCTTTGCTACACATTGCAGCAAACTAAAGCCAGAGGTTGAGGGCAGCGCACTAAAGAGGCTTGAAAAGGTGCTGCAAAGCAAGCCTAACTATTTCATGGATACCACAAAATTTATTAAGAGGCTGGCTACATATATGGCGGTGGAACACACAGCATTTATAGTGCCGGTAGAGGACAGATACGGGACGCTATGCGGCTGGTATCCGTTACGGGCGCAGCGTTGCGAAGTGGTAGAGGCAGCAGGACAGGTGTACTTGCGTTATCTGTTTGCAAACGGGGAGCATGGAGCTATCGAGTTTGAAAAAGTCGGTATTATGACAGATTTTGAATACACAGACGACCTTTTTGGAGAGGACAACAGGACGCTTAAGCCGACAATGCAGCTGATACATACGCAGAATGAGGGCATTATAAATGCCGTCAAAAACTCTGCAAATATACGTTTTCTGGCAAAGGTGGCAAATATGTTAAAGCCAGAGGACATTAAGAAAGAGCGCCAGCGTTTCACAGAGGACAATTTGAGCGCCGACAATGACAGCGGCATGATTATTTATGATAACAAATTCAGCGAGCTTAAGCAGGTGGAAAGCAAGCCGTACACGCCAAACGCATTGCAAATGCAGCTGATACAGGACAATGTATGCACGCATTTTGGCACTAACATGGACATACTGCAAAATAAGTTCAATGAGGAAACGTGGAACGCATACTACGAGGGCAAAATAGAACCTTTTGCAATTCAGCTATCGCTTGTTATGACAAATATGTCATTTTCAGAGCGAGAGAAAGCGTGCGGCAATGCTATTACATTTTCTGCAAACAGATTGCAGTACGCCAGCAATGCAACAAAGCTATCTGTAAGCACACAGTTATTTGACCGTGCGCTTTTGAACCGTAACGGGGTTATGGATATTTGGAACATGGCGCACGTAGAGGACGGCGACAAGTACTATATCCGAAAAGAGTACACAGAGGTAAGCGAGCTGAAAAACAGCAGCAAAGAGCCGCAGGTTATCATACAGCAGATACCAGCAGGGCAGCAGGCGACGGACGAGCCGCCACAGGATACCAACACGCCGCAGGACGGCGAGGGAGAGAAAGAGGGTGCAAATAATGCCATTTAAGAAAGAGCGGGAATATAGGGCGCTGGCTGCGCCTTTATCGGCGCAAGCGGCAACAAAGAGAATACAGACAGACTTTTACGTAGAGGGTTACGCCACAACATTTGACAGCCCATATTTACTGTATGAGTTTGAGGACGGAACAAAGTTTTATGAGCGGATAGACGCACACGCATTAGACGGCGCAGACATGAGCGACGTTATCATGCAGTACGATCACGAGGGCAGGGTATTTGCCAGACAGTCAAACAAGACGCTGATTTTAGTACCAGACCATAAAGGGCTTTTAGTTGCCGCTGATCTGGGAAAGACAGACCTAGCCCGTGGGCTTTACCAAGATATAGAGGCTGGCATGATAACTAAAATGTCATGGGCTTTTACAGTATCAGAGGAAAGTTTTGACCGACAGACGCACACACGAACAATATTAAAAATCAAAAAGGTTTATGACGTATCAGCCGTGAGCATACCAGCAAACGGCGATACTGAAATAAGCGCCCGTGCTTTTGCAAGTAGGAGTTACGAGCAGGAGCGGCAGGAGTTGCTACAGAGGCGTATAAACATACTAAAGATCAGAGCAGCATTGTAAAAAGATAACCAAAAAGGAGAATAAGAGAAATGAGATTAAAGGAAATCGAGGCAAGATTAGCACAGATCAAGAGCGAGCTTACAACGAGAGCCGCAGAGCTGAAAGAGGAAGAGGTAAAGGCGTTTGAGGACGAGGTAGCAGCCTTGCAGGAAGAGCGGGCAGCGCTGGTAGCTGCCGCAG